CCACCACCGCCAGGTTCTCCGCCTGCTGCAGCATCACGTATTGCTTCGGCTTCTTCTGCAGTAACTGGCTGACCATTAACAATGTCACCTTCTTGTACAAACTCATTGGGAACAACTTCTCCGCTTGCTGGATCGAATGCTCGCAAATTGTCTCGACGTACACCGAGCCATTGTGCAATTCCGCTTGCTCCGATTTCATTGACAATGTAAGGATTGATGTTTGCCCCAGACTCTGCTTGTAAGTTTCCAACAATACCTGCGGCCTGTTGTGGAGTATATCCATTTGCTAGTGCTTGATTAAAAACATACTGTGCATTAGAAGGTAAACTAGTTAAGTTTCCATTACTATATGCACTAAACACATCATTTGCAAAGTTTATGCGTCCTGATACATTAGATCCACCAGATCTCTCAAATTGATTTTCGAATGCAACTGCTGCTTCACTAGCAGACATTCCAGTATTACTTCTAAATGTTTGTGCAATCTGTCCACCATCTCCGGTCGACATTTCTTGAAATAGCCAAGCAGTTTGTGTTTCTAAAGGCGGCAACGTATTATCAATAGTGGCCATTATCTACCTCCGGGATTACGGAAAGATTTTGGAACAACAAGTTCTATACCTGATTTAAAATCGTTAATAGGATCTTTTAATTTTTCTCTATTATAATGAACAATAACCCACCACAAGTCACCGCTACCGAGATAATCGTATGCCATCAGATCTGGGCGTCTGTTGTACTTTCCTTCTACTTTTACTAATATAGTTTCCGGACTTAGCGTATTTCTTGTTAAAAGAGGACTATATGTTTCTAGATATTTTTTATTTAAAACTGTCTTACTATAGTTACTATTAGAATTATATGTAGCTGGCATTAGATAAATCCTCCACCATACAGTTGACCACTTAAGAACCCGTGCTTACTAAATCCGTACTTTTGTCTATCCGGACTTTGTTGTACCATTAAGTCAATAGCAAATGTTTGTACCACAGGAACAGCCTGACCGTTGTATTCAACTAAGTCAACTCCGCTGTCATATGTAGTTGAAAAACTACCAACTATAACAGGTAGTGCATTAAATTGCTGTGATCCGAAACTATAAAGTCTTAATACTGGTGGCGGTGTTCCTGCTCTGGGTTGCTGACTTACATCACTTATGCCGTAGTACATTTTAGTTACACTTCTTAGGAAATGCAAAACACCGAGTACATATTGATGTTCTTCTTGTGTTTGTTGAGAAAACGTAGCAGTAAGTTGTATGCTCGGACTTGGAGTATTTCTATAAGCGTGAAATGAATAATTTGTATGAACTAAATCATATGAACTATACGACACAGACTGCGAATATGCAATATCTGGCTGATTAGGAAACATAATACCGCCGTGTGGTGTTAATGCAGAAGCAGGACCTCTACAGTACAAATCAGGGCGGCCTGTTAACAACTGAGTTCTATGTTCAGCCTGTATTGCCATTTAGTTTATCCTTAACAAATTTATAAACTTCTGGATTAAAGTTTCCGAAAAAATCTTTAAATGCTTTTTGCTTTTTTTCTTCGTCGATACCATCCATACGCATTATGTTTCTAAACGTAGTAGCACTACGTCCGTCGTCTTTAACTGGCACAGTATAAATGTATCCTGCTTCATCGCCAGTTGTAAGTTGTTCGCCATCTTTATACATTCTTAGATATCCGCCAGTTTTAAGACGTCCGGCATCTTTTTCACTGAATACTAAAACAATAGCAGTGTTTGCAGGATCTTTTCCAGTTAAACTTACATCAGGCTGATAAGGACTAGTTCTCACAATTTTATTAGCAGGAACATTAAACATTTTTTGCATGATACTAGTTTTTTCTTCATAAGTGAAAGGGTCTTTATCTGGTGTCGCATTTTTAGCAATTGTAGTAGCGATAAATACGTTATCAGAACCAAACTTATTAACAAGGTCCATGTACACTTGATGATGTCCACTATGCATAGGTTGAAATCTACCACCGTAAAACACAGCGATGTCAGTTGCTTCGGCTTCGATAAGTTGCGAATATCTCATAGTTGTTCTCCTATGTTAGTATTTATTGTTTCATAATATGCTAATTTAATATTCGGTTGACATTTTATTTACGAAATGCTATATTGTTAATAATTTAAGGAAAAATTTTAAATGAGAAAACAAAATTATCTCAACAACAAAGATATGTTAAAAGAAATACACAAAAGTAAATTATCTTATTGTTACTTACTCGATGAAGAACACGGCAGATTTGATATTATCGTCGAAGATTATAACGATATCTTTAATAAAGAAATAATCGAACAAGCTAAAATAAACCGAGCAAATGAACTAAGCCAAAAAGCATACGAAGCTGCATACATTGAATGGTACAATGGTCCTCGCAGAGCGAAAGATAAACCTAAACAAGCTGATAGTAGAGTTGAGCCGGAAGAAATTGATCCAGATAGTTTAATTTTTAGAGTTATGACATTTGAACACATCCCCGAAGAACCTGGCCGCAAAACAAAACCTAAAACTACAGCGGACCGACATTCTAAATGTAACTTTCCACCATTTAAACATTTTGCTACAGTAGACGGAGAAATGAAAGAAGTAGTTCGAAGTCACTGGGAAGGCGGACTGGATAACGGAAAGTTTAATACACAACATGGAAAAACTACAAACGAACTTGCAAAAATGTACATTAAACTATGTGAAAGATATAGTATGCGTAGTAACTGGAGAGGGTACACGTATGTAGATGAAATGCGTAGTCATGCACTGCTACAACTATCACAAATTGGCTTACAGTTTAACGAACTAAAAAGTCAAAATCCATTTGCGTATTACACGGCTGCAGTTACAAATAGTTTTACAAGAGTACTAAACTTAGAAAAGCGTAATCAAAACATCAGAGATGACTTACTACAAGAAGCAGGGCAAATGCCATCTTTTAGTAGACAGCTCGATCACGAAGCTGCAGAAAAGGCAAAGTGGGATGACCAAATGGACAAAGAACGTAAAGAAGCAACCGGAACTAATTTCTAGTTGACATATACCATTAACAGTAGTATTCTATAGGTATGACATTTTTTAATCGAGCAGCCTGTTTTACCGACATTCACTTTGGTAATAAAAATAACAGCAAACAACACAACAAAGATTGCGAGGAATTCGTAGATTGGTTCATTGCGAACAGTGAAGACTGCGAAACATGTATATTCCTCGGCGATTGGCATCATCATCGTGCTGGTGTCAATGTTAGTACACTTAACTATAGTGTGAATAATGTTCGCAAGTTAAGTGAAAACTTTGAGCATGTATACATGATTATGGGCAACCATGATTTGTACTATAGAGAAAAACGTGAACTAAACAGTTTGCCGTATGCAGGTTTGTTTGAGAATGTAACACTTGTTGAGGACATACTACAACAAGACGACATAGCACTTGTTCCTTGGCTAGTAGGCGACGAGTGGAAAAAGATTCATAAGATTAAAGCACGTTATATGTTTGGTCACTTTGAACTTCCATACTTTAAAATGAACGCTATGGTAGAAATGCCTGATCACGGTGGTCTAAACACAGAACATCTGGCAGGTCCTGAGTATGTGTTTAGTGGACACTTTCATAAGCGTCAGCAAAAGGGCAATATTCATTATTTAGGTTCTCCTTTTCCTCATAATTTTGCAGATGCATGGGACGATGAACGTGGCATGATGAAACTAGAATGGGGCGGTAAACCGGAATATATAGACTTCGACGGTCCTAGATACAGGACTACACCTTTAAGTGCACTCATCGACGATGCCGACAGTATACTAAACAACAAAACATACTGTCGTGCTGTACTTGATGTAAACATTACATACGAAGAAGCAAGTTTTATTAAAGAAACATTTGCTAATCAATATCAATTGCGTGACATTACACTAATGCCAAGCAAGAAAGAAGAACATGCACAAGACTGGCGCACTGTCGACGATATTGAAGTTGAAAATGTTGACAAGATAGTGTATAATAGCCTTAATGCTGTAGACAGCGAAATGATTGACAAAAAACTGCTAGTGGACATTTATAACTCTCTATGATTATTATTAAAGATATTACAATCCGTAACTTTATGAGCGTGGGTAATGTAACCCAAGCAGTTCGTTTTAATGAAAACGGACTTACTCTTGTACTAGGTAACAATATTGACTTAGGAGGTGATGGTTCTCGTAACGGTACAGGAAAAACTACAATTATTAACGCATTATCGTATGCAATGTACGGTAATGCACTAACTAATATACGTAAAGATAACCTTATCAATAAAACAAACGGTAAGGGTATGCTAGTAACATTAGACTTTGAAAAAGACGGTGTCCAATATCGAATTGAAAGAGGACGTAAGCCGAATATTTTCAAGTTTTATGTTGACAACATAGACACAGACGACGGCAACGAAGCACAAGGTGAAAACAGACAAACACAAGAACAAGTAGAAAAATTGTTCCAAATGAGTCACGATATGTTTAAACACGTTGTTGCGTTAAATACATATACAGAGCCATTCCTTAGTATGCGAGCAAACGACCAGCGAGCTATTATTGAACAACTACTAGGTATTACTATGCTTAGTGAAAAAGCAGAAGCTCTGAGAGAACAGCAAAGGCTGACTAAAGATGCAATTAAAGAAGAAGAGTATCGCATTAAAGCAATTGAAGATTCAAATACCACAATTGAAAAAAGTATCAGTGACCTTGAACGTAGACAAAAACTTTGGGAAACTAAAAAACAAGAATCATTGCAAGAATTAGAAAATGCAATTAATGTATTAGAAAAAATTGATATTGAGCAAGAACTAACAAATCATAAACTGTTAGCAGAGTACCTCGAAAAGAAACAACAAAGAAACACATTAGAATCAGAAATTACTAAACTAGAGAACTCTATTTCAAGAGAGAAAAAACGTTTAGAAAAAGCACAGAAGGATTTGTTGGCAACTGAACAGCACGAGTGCTATGCTTGTGGTCAAAAGATTCATGATGAAAAACACGGCGAAATACTAAAAACAAAACGTGAAGCTGTTGAGGAATCACAAGATCATATTAATCACGAGTTTACACTTAAAACTGAATACCAAAGTGCGCTCGACGAATTAGGCGAACTCGGTATTATGCCTGTGACACTTTATAATACAGAACAAGAAGCATATCAACATCAGAATCAAGTTGACAGTTTGCGTACAGAATACAATAACAAACAACAAGAAACAGATACATATCAAGAACAAATTGACAGTTTAAAGGAGACTGCACTACAAGAAATCACTTGGGATACTATGAACAACCTTGTGCAGTTAAAAGAACACCAAGACTTCCTGTATAAACTATTAACAAACAAAGACTCGTTTATTCGTAAACGCATTATTGAACAAAACTTACAGTATCTAAACAGCAGACTTGCTTATTACCTAACTAAACTAGGATTACCACATGAAGTACAATTTTTAAGTGATTTGAGTGTTGAAATTACAGAACTTGGTAGAGAACTAGACTTTGATAATTTAAGTCGTGGAGAACGCAACAGACTGATACTAGGTCTTAGTTGGTCGTTTAGAGATGTGTTTGAAACTATGAACACGCCTATTAACTTCTTAGCAATCGACGAACTTGTGGACAGCGGTATGGATACAAACGGAGTTGATGCTGCATTGAGTGCATTGAAGAAAATGGAGCGTGAACGTGGAAAAAACATCTTGCTTATTAGTCACAGAGATGAATTACAAGGTCGTGTTAACACTATCTTAAAAGTCACCAAAGAAAATGGCTTTACAACTTTTAATACAGATACAGAATTTGTAGAAGCAGCATAATGAGGGATCATATGGAATCTGATGATTGGATTACTAGTATTAGTAATATTTCGCTCGACAGTAGTACTACAGTGTATAACGTATCAGACTATTTGACAGATACTATAGACTTATCGAGTTTAGATATAACAACTGTTACAATTGACGAAAATAGATACGAATTGCGTAATAGTGGTAAAATTCCAGTTGACATCTGGGCTAAGATATACAATAATGGAAAAATAGATGACTAGCTTTGTATTTGATGTTGACGGCACACTAACAGATGCACGACAACAGATAGATCCAAAATTTGAAGAGTTTATGCAGGAGTTCACAAAGGTGCACACTTGTTACATTTGCACAGGCTCGGATCGGTCAAAAACAATAGAACAAATAGGCGAAAAGTTAACTAATAGTTTTGAAAAGGCATATCACTGTAGCGGTAATCACGTATATCAAAATGGCAAAGAAATTGGCAGAACAGATTGGCAACTAACTGAAGACGAATATAACTTTTTAGAAGCGGCTTTAGACAATATAACATATCCGGAAAAAACAGGCAATCATATTGAGCAAAGAGTAGGCACAGCAAACTTTAGTATTTGTGGCAGAAATGCAGACCTAGAACAGCGTGAACGTTATGCTGTTTGGGAACGTGAACACAGAGCAAGGCATACAGTAGCACAACAATTTAATAAACTATTCCCACAGTCACAGGCACTTGTAGCAGGCGAAACAAGCATAGACATTTTTAAACTAGGCCACGATAAAAGTCAAGTTAGGCAATATATAAACGACGACATAATTTTCTTTGGAGATAAATGTTTTCCTGGTGGAAACGATTACGCACTGAGTAAACTTAGTGAACGTTTTCATCAAATCAACAACGGTTGGCGTGAAACATATCTTCTTTTGCAAAATTTCTACCATAATCATTAGATTTATGAAGACCAATGATATATATAACGTATGCAATGGACATACCAGGGTAAACCTGTAGATGAAATACCCGAAAAAATAATCGGCTTTGTATATCTCATTACAAATCTGACTAATGGCAAAAAATACATCGGCAAAAAACTATCACAGTTTAAAAAAACAAGGCCACCACTAAAAGGCAAAAAAAGAAAAAGACGCAGTCTTGTAGAAAGCGACTGGCGAGACTATTGGGGATCGTCAGACAAATTACAAGCAGATGTTGACGAACTAGGCCCAGAAAATTTTACTAGAGAAATATTATATTTTTGTACTAGTAGAGGTGAACTTTCATACCTAGAGGCAAAAGAACAATTCGACCGGCAAGTATTACTTACTGACGAATATTATAATGGCATCATAAATGTCCGTGTAGGCGGATCTAAGGCACTAGTAGAATCTCTCCAAAACAATAAAGACATACCCCCTCTATAAAAAGCATTGAGGAGGCGGCACACTGTGTTTAGCCAACGGAACTTGCTGGGGGAAACAAACCAAAAGAGTGGGCAATCCTGAGCCATTGGATCCCACGGGTAGCCGGTAACGTAGCCGTTATTGCGTCCGGTGTTCCTGCGTTGTAAGCAGCGTCTAAAGGGGTACAGCACAACCGCCTCTGCCTAGTAATAGGTTTCGCTATAACGGTGCACATGTGCGATAGGTAATGACCTTCGTTTTTTTTTGCACTTGGCCGTAAAAGGCTAAGTGCGACTTGAGCTCCAGGTAATAACTTAATCATATTAAAATAATTAAAGAAAGAAAAAAATCAACTGAGTGATAACGAAGTTGACGATGAGCGTTAGCTCTTCGAACTAACAGTATTATAATGTTCTACGTGTTTTATTACGTGACTTTTGTAATTGTTCTTTTTGCTTTTCGGCTTTATCTGTCATTGCTTCAATGATTTCATGGAAGTAATACAAAGGCATTTGCCAAACATCATTCATTGTAAAATTGCCATCACTATACAATACTAAGTCAAAAACTGTTTTTCTAAAACCTTTTGCTGATAGTTTGATTTTATCAATTACATCTTTTACATTTTCTGCTTGTCTAAGTTGTGTGTGAAAAAAAAAGCTGGGTTATATTCCAATGGTGAATTAAATTCTTCCCCGCAATCGTCATTACTACAAATAAATTTAAAATCTTTTTGTATTCCGTTTTCATTTAGTACACTGCTATGCTTTTTTATAAGTTCGATTGTTTTAGAATCTGTATTTGCTAACCAGCGACTGATACTTTCGATTTCATTGACTTCTTTACCGTCAGGTGTAACTATTTTTTCAATAGAATCTGCTAGTACAATAATTGTAGCACCAGCAGTTTTTTCTAAACTGGCTTTAAACAGTTCTTTTGCATATGCTGGGTCTGTGTCATCTGTGATTTGTGCTGCAATCCTGACACTTTCTGTATTTTGAATATGACTAGCTGTTATGCTAGCAAGTGTATTTGGTTTAAAAACAATAATTAACCCGTTTTGTAATTCTAACTCAACTGGATCGGTTTTAACGTGTTTTACATTTGCTAGTACAGATGATAAGTCGATTCCGTATTCGTGTGTTTTATTACAATGCGGACAACGTGCAGAAACATTCATTTCTCCGTCGTTTAAACTAGCTCTACTAGCAATTAAAAGTACATCTACATCAACTAGACAAATTTCATACGGATCGACAATATCAGGCGCAATACTTTTTAACACTTCAAATAGTGCATCGCCATTATAAAGTGTGTCGGGAACTTTAAACAATACTTCATCTTTTACACTCATTGGGTATACACCTACTTCCCCGTCAGCAGTTAAGTTAGGCTTTTGTTTATACCAATGTCCTTTGCTAGGAAGTTTAACAAAAATTTCTTTTGTTCGATAAAAGTGTGATAACGGATCCGTCATGTTTTGTCCTATAAATAGTAATGTTATACGTTTATTTATACCAATTAAGTGAGTAGTTAATGGCAACAGTTACAATACCATACGGCGGACAAAGTATTACAATCGATGTTTCTGACTTAGCGTCCGAAGCAACATTACGTGATATTTTTCAAGAATCGAAAGAACAATCGCAATTACTAAATGCGATTGCTCAACGATTAGGTGCAACTGTTGAACGTGAAATTAAAGCAGAAGATAGAAATACAGACAGACTTATTCGAGCAATACAAGAAGAAGGTAAAAAATCTGATTCACGTCTTGGCGGTATGTTAAGTCGACTTAGATCAGGTGTTACCAGAGGTATAGTCGGCGGCAGTGGATCTATTGCTAGAACTACAGCTTCTGCTAGCGGCGGCGTATTTAATGCAATGTCTGGTGTTGCAGGAAATGAATCTGGTAGTGAAATGTCACGTGAGTTATTTGGTGCATTGGGCTTAGGGGCCATGGGTGCACAATTAGGTACACTGTTTGGTATTATGGAAGAGTTTGGGCATACTATGTCTAACTTACGTCGAGTTGGAACAGGTTATGCAGAAGATTTGCAAACGTTTAGATCTAGTGCTGCAGAAATAGGTTTGAGTTTAGAACACTTTGGTGCTATTGTTGCAACAAGCGGAGTTGCAGTAAGTGCATTAGGTGAAAACACAACAGATGGTGCACATCGTTTATTAAATTTAACGAATACCTTTAGAGAAAATACTAGAGAGTTGGGATATTTCGGACTACAAAGTAGAGAAATGGCACGTTTAATTGCTGATGAAGCAGAAATCAGACGTGGTATGCTACAAACAGATTTGCGTAACGAACAAGTACAAGCCAACTTAATAACAAGTTTACAAGAACAATTAGAATTAAATGAACAAATGTCGCAACTTACAGGACAAGACGTTCGTGACAGAATAAGAGCAAGTCAAGCATTTAGAAGCGAAGCAACAAATGCTGCAATTTTAGCTAGATTAAATGAAGATCAGCGAGTTGCAGCAAATAGTGCAATCGAAGGTCTAACACAGCTAGGTGCTAGTGCAAGTCCTATGCTTAATACAGCAATTAGTAATATTCTTGGCGGTATGGCACCTGATGTTATGAACGAAGGATTTTCTGAATTTGCAGCATTTGCACAAAGTGCCGGCGTTGATGTCAGAGGAGCACTTCAAAACATTGTTGGTATGATCGAATCAGGCGTTGATCCTGAAACAGTTGCCGGTGCTGCAGATCAATTAGCAAATCAATTTAGAAATATTGCGCCAGATGATACATTAATAAGACAAAGTTTAGCAGGATCTCAAGGTGCTGCCGCAGTTCTACAAGCAAGAATGGAATCAGTTAGTACTGGTGCAGATAGTTTAGCAGGTAGTGTTACATTAATAGATGAAGCAGCACAGCGTATGCAAGAAGCAATGGATGCAGGAACCCTTGCACTTTCTGGCACTGCAGCAGAAATGGAACGATTTGGTGCAGAACTTAGAAATACGTTAATGGAAGAAATACTAGACGCATTTGATATGGATATTAACAGTTCAGACTTTCCGGCATTTGTTAGAAGTTTAGCTGATTTCCCTTCATCAGATGGATTTAGAGATGCTATTAGTTTTATGACAGAAGTCACTACAATGCTTAGTGGCGCACAAGGACTAATGGGGCTAATGAGAGACAACCAATCTGCCGCACAAGGCGAAAACTTAGCCTTTATGGCAAGCATACTTGGTGCAATGGGCTTGCCGGGCGCAGATCAATTAAGATTGCTAGCAATAGGTCTCGAAGGAGACGAACTTGCTCCTGAAATACAATCGATTTTAAACAATATGTTTGGCGTAGATCCAAATGATCCAGAAGGCGGCGAACCTACCGGAATACATGGTATGCTTAACAGTTTACTAGAAGGATATGCAAGTACCTCTAGGGAAATAAAAGAAGCCATTGATAACGGTGCTAGTGTACAAGAAGCATTATTGCTTGCAATCACTACATTAAACGGATTACTTCCAACACTTCCGGGCCCGGCACCTGGCACTCAATAATATTGATAAATACACTTATTAAACAGAAAAGAGAATAAACACATGTCGTGGAAAAAGCATTTTACTGTATACCAAGGACAAAATGCAGATGCAAAGCAAGGTACAGCGAGTCGTTTTCAAAGCTGGCTACCTGAAGTTTATAGTGGTCAACCAAATCGTGTTGAGCGTTATGCGCAGTACGATCAGATGGATATGGACAGCGAAGTTAATGCTGCACTAGATATTATTAGTGAATTTAGTACACAAATAGACGAATCTACTAAACTGCCTTTTGAAGTTAATTATATCGATGAAGTAACTGAAAGCGAAACAAAAATATTAGAACAAACATTACGCCAATGGTGTAATCTTCAAGATTGGGATAAACGAATATTCCGTACATTTAGAAATATTATCAAGTACGGAGATCAATTTTTTATCAGAGATCCGGAAACATGGGAATTATATTATGTAAATCCTGTAGATGTTACTAAAGTAATTGTTAACGAAGCGGAAGGTAAATCGCCTGAGCAGTATGTTGTTAAAAATATAGATTTAAACATGCAAAACAAAACTGTAAGTAAGCCTGTACAGCATAGTCAGACATACGGAACAGTTAACAGTATGATGCGTGGACAAGCAATGGACCGAGGTGCTTACGGCGCAGGTGCATCAGATTACAGTAATTCTATGGGAAACATACAAGAATACAATGTTGATGCATCGCATATTGTACACACCGCACTAACAGAAGGAATGGATAGTGATTATCCATTTGGTTCAAGTATTCTCGATCCGATCTTTAAAACCTATAAACAAAAAGAACTTCTTGAAGATAGTATTATCATCTATCGTGTCCAACGTGCACCAGAGCGCAGAGTGTTCTACGTTGATGTGGGTAACATGCCAGCAAACAAAGCAATGGGTTTTGTTGAACGTGTAAAAAATGAAATTCACCAAAAGCGCATCCCAAGTAAAACTGGTGGCGGCACAACTATTATGGATGCTGCATATAATCCGTTGAGTATTATGGAAGACTACTTTTTTGCACAAACTGCAGAAGGTAGAGGTTCAAAAGTTGAAGTACTACCGGGAGGTGAAAACTTAGGTCAAATTGACGACTTGCGTTACTTTACAAATAAAATGCTAAGAGCATTGCGTGTTCCTAGCAGTTATTTGCCTACCGGTCCAGATGACGGTACATCGACATATGTCGATGGTAGAGTAGGCACTGCATTTATTCAAGAATATAGATTTAATCAATATTGCAAGAGATTACAAACTATTGTTTCTCCGGTATTTGATAAAGAATTCAAACTGTTTATGAAAAACAGAGGTATTAATTTAGACACAAGCGTATTTGAAATTAAATTTGTTGAACCGCAAAGTTTCAGCGAGTATAAAGAAATTGAAGTTCATGCTGCTCGTGCCAATGTCTTTAGTGGTCTTGAAGGTGTTCCTTATATGAGCAGACGATTTATGTTGAAAAAATATCTAGGATTAACTGAAGACGAAATTTTAGAAAATGAACGTATGTGGGAAGAAGAGAATCAATCCGGAACTACAGTCGATAGTGATAGTATGCCAGGACTTGGAAATGTTGGTGTACGTGGGTTTGATTTAGATACATCGATTGCACCAGATACTGATTCTATGGCAGACGATGTAGACAGCGATGAAGGATCACCTATTAGCGGTTCAGAAAATGCATCTACTCCCGATACAGAACCTGGAGGAACAACAAATGCGCAGTGATGAATTTTTAAAAGAAAATTATAATCCAGAAGATGACGATTTTAATAATCGTAAGATAGACGATGTAAGACGTAGTAGATTAACACTAAAACATATTAACAGATTACGTAAACAACGTGAAATTCATAACGCAGAACATGCATCTAGAATGTCTAGAGTACAAAAAATTTACCAAACTTCTTCAGGAGAATAAGTGTAAAAACTACTTATCAATGACGTTTTGTCAAAAAGTACCGTTTTTACACCCTTTTTACCAGGTAAAACGTCTTGGTTACTAAATAATAATTGTAAACCAGTCATGGTAAGCCTGAAAATATTTTAAGGAGATATAAAAATGAGCAATCACAAGGATTCACTAGTTAAAGTCCTTGAGTATCTTGTAAATGAAGAACGTGAGAAGGCAGCTGATCTTCTTCACGATGTTTTTGTTGAGAAAGCAAAAAATCATTGGGCAGCACTAAGCGAAAGCGACGAAAGTGTTGAAGAAGATATTCAAGACGAAGATTTAGACGAAACAATCGAAGTCGACGAAGTAGAAGAAGCTATCGATAATTACGATGCAGAAGAAGATTTTTTAAATGATATCGAAACTGCAGAAGACGAAATCGAAAGTGAAGAAATTTACGACGACGAAGATATGGATGCAGATGACGCAGAAATGGACATGGCAATGGACATGGACGACGAAGGCGATGAAGCACCAGAAGAAGAAGCAGAAGAAGCAATGGCAAATGTTGAAGATGCAATTGCAGAACTACGTGCAGCATTTGCGGACCTAATGGGCGACGAAGCAGCAGACGACGAAGAAGCAGAAGAAGAGCCAGAAATGGAAGAAGTTGCTTTTGAATCAGATGATGCAGAAGAAGTCGAAGGTCTAGAAGAAGGCGCAGAACTAAACGCAGTTAATGTATCACACACAGACGGTTCAGACAATGGTAAATCACCAGTTGGACCAGGTGAAGATATGGGCGGCGAAGCAGTAGATATTGCAGGTTCAGAAGAAAAAGGCGGCAGTGCACCAGCAGCTAAAGATATGGGCGTAACAGGTCCACAAGAAGCAGGTGATCCGAAGCCAGCGCCAGCACCAAAAAGAGAAATGAAGTAAGTTATGTATAAGTCATTACAAGAGCACCTAACATTCAATCAAGCAAATATTGTTACCGAAGCTATCGATGAAGCTAACGGCGGTAAGAGCTTGTATATGAAAGGTATCTTTATCGAAGGCGATGTACGTAACCAAAACAACAGAATTTATCCTAAAGATGAAATTCATAATGCTGTTAGAGCAATTAATGAAAAAATCAAAAAAGGATATAGTGTATTAGGCGAAGCTGATCACCCAGATGACCTTCAAATCAATCTAGATCGTGTATCACACATGATTACAGAAATGGATATTGATGGTAATAACGGTATCGGCAAACTTAAAATTCTACCAACCCCAATGGGAAACATTTGTAAAACCTTATTGGAAAGTGGAGTTAAATTAGGCGTGTCTAGTAGAGGCAGCGGCAACGTAAATGAAAGCGGTCATGTGAAAGATTTTGAGATCATTACTGTAGACATTGTTGCCAATCCGAGTGCTCCAGATGCTTACCCTGATCCAATCTATGAAAGAGTTATGAATCATAGAAGGGGTAATGTATTAATGGATGTTGCTTCTGCAGTTAAGCACGACGACAGAGCACAGCGTTACCTACAAGAAGAGGTAACACAATTTATAAACAACCTAAAGTATAGGAGAGATTAATATGGCTCACTCAATAGATGAACTATTAAGCTCAGGTGCGCTCTCCGAAGAGGTTAGATCTTCGATCAGTGAAGCATGGGAAACCAAGCAAACTGAACTACGTGAAGAAGTTGCAGCAGAACTACGTGAAGAATTTGCAGAGCGTTATGAAAATGACAAAGCGCAAATCGTAGAAGCAATGGACACAATGATTGGCGAAGTTATTGCAAAAGAACTCGAAGAGTTCCAAGCAGACAAAGCTAAAGTAGCAGAAGATCGTGTTGCGTATCGCAAGCACATGAAAGAACACGCTGTTGTTCTGGACGAGTTTGTGATGGAAACACTTCGCAAAGAAATTAATGAACTTCGCGAAGACCGTGAGGCACAAGACAAGAACATGGTCCAATTAGAGGGCTTTGTACTTGAACAACTTACTAAAGAGCTCAACGAGTTTCATGAAGACAAACGCTCACTAGTTGAAGCAAAAGTCAAAATGATCAAAGAAGGCAAAGAAGTTATTGAGCAGACTAAACGTAAGTTCATTGAAAATGCTGCAACTAAAGTTGAAAGTATTCTTGAAAATACTATCAAGAATGAACTAACAACACTTAAAGAAGACATCCAAGTTGCTAAAGAAAACACATTTGGACGTAAGATTTTTGAAACATTTGCAGCAGAGTTTATGAGCAGCTACCTAAATGAAGGTACTGAAGTTGCAAAACTAAACAAAGCAATGGACAATCTAAAGTCACAGCTTGATGAAGCAAACAAAGCCGTAGCAGAGAAAGAAGTTCAGCTAACTGAATCAACACGTAAAGCACGTGTTGCTGAAGATATAGCAGAGCGTAAGCTAATCATGAATGAAATGATGGCACCGCTTTCAAAGCAACAAAAAGAAATCATGGGTGCATTACTTGAATCTACTAAGACAGCAGATCTTCAAGGAGCATTCAACAAGTATCTACCATCAGTATTGAAGGAAGATGCAAAACCACAAAAAACTAAGAAGGTACTTAGTGAAAGTTCGAAAGAAATCACTGGTGGAAAAGCAAATGTAGCAGAAGCTGCAGTTGATACTAACATTGTTAACCTTCGTAAATTAGCCGGTATAAGTTAAGGAGACCGAAAATGGCAGACAATCTATTCGAAAATTGGTCAGCTACCAAAGACGCACTAACAGACGGTCTATCTGGAACAAAAAAGAAAGTAATGGAAACAACACTTGAAAACACTAGAAACTATCTTGCAGAATCTGCAAGTACTGGTGCAACAAGTGCAGGCAACATTGCAACTCTTAACAAAGTTATTCTTCCAGTAATTCGTCGTGTTATGCCAACAGTTATCGCTAACGAGATCGTTGGTGTTCAGCCTATGACAGGCCCTGTTGGTCAAATCCACACACTACGTGTACGTTATGCAGAAACTGCAGCAGGTGTAAACGCAGGTGATGAAGCACTAAGTCCATTCGCAATTGCAAATGGTTACTCAGGTAACGCATCAACTGGTGTTGCAGATGCAACTAGCGCACTAGAAGGTGAAGCTGGTAAAAAAATGAGCATTCAAGTTCTAAAGCAAACTGTTGAAGCAAAAACACGTAAGCTATCAGCACGTTGGACATTTGAAGCAGCTCAAGATGCAAATGCAATGCATGGTCTAGACGTTGAAGCAGAAATCATGCAAGCACTTGCACAAGAGATCACTGCAGAAATTGACCAAGAGATCATTGGATCGCTAACAAGCCTAGCAGGCGCAGCAGCTGACACATACAACCAAGCAGGTGTAAGTGGTACAGCAACTTTCGTTGGTGACGAACATGCAGCACTAGCAGTTCTAATCAACAAAAATGCAAACACAATCGCAGCACGTAC